AAGCTAGAGCTATATCCGCAAGGAATAAGGCGAAAAGCAAATGACCTACTTAGAAATCGTCAACTCCATCATGGGGCGCCTGCGCGAGCCGTCTGTCTCGACGGTCGCACTGACTTCTTACTCCCAATTAATCGGCAAATTCGTTAACGACGCCAAGCGTCAGATCGAAGACTCTTTTGACTGGAACGCGCTGGGGATGGAAGTCGATATCACGACAGTCGCTGGCACCTACGAGTACGCGCTGACAGGCGCTGGCCAGAAGTTCCGCGTCACCAGCAACCCCTTGAACACCACCAGCAATGTCGTCATGCAGCCGATTTCGGTCGCCGACATGCGCCAACGGCAGAACTTCACGCCCATCGTCCAGAACATCCCAACGCAGTATTGCTTTGAAGGTGTGGATGGGAGCGGAGACGCCAAGGTGCAACTTTATGGCCGACCGAACGGCGTCTACACCCTGAAATTTTTCTTGTGTGTGCCGCAGGCTGATCTATCCGCAGATAGCGATGTGCCGTTGGTCAATGACAAACTGATCGAACAAAACGCCTACGCTCGCGCGCTGGTTGAGCGCGGCGAAGATGGCGGTTTATCGTCATCTGAAGCCTATGCGCTGTATCGCTCCATGCTGTCGGATTACATTGCTTTGGAAGCCACGCGCTTTCCTGAGATGCAGGAGTTTGTCGCTATATGAGCCAACAGTTAGAGCGCTTTTCGATTTCTGCGCCAGGCTTTTATGGCCTGAACACCCAAGATTCGCCGCTTGATCTTGCGGCGGGTTTTGCTTTGGTGGCGCAGAATTGCATTCTCGACCAGTACGGTCGTATGGGCGCTCGTAAAGGCTGGGCAAAAGTAAACACCAGTACTGGCAACTTAGGTGCAAACGATGTAGGCGTCATTCATGAACTAGTCCAGACTGATGGTTCTGTGACAGTCTTGTGCGCAGGAAACAATAAGCTCTTCAAACTGAGCGGTACTAGCCTAGTTGAGTTGACCTACGGCGGCGGCGCTACAGCGCCTACGATTACAGCCAGTAACTGGCAGTGCGCGTCGCTCAACGGCATCACGTATTTTTTCCAGGCAGGTCATGATCCACTGATATATGACCCAGCGGTTAGCACCACGACCTACCGGCGTGTGAGCGAGAAAACTGGCTATGCAGGCACAGTGCCTTCAGGCAATATTTGTATTTCTGCCTACGGCCGTCTCTGGATTGCAGGTAGTAATGCTGATAAGACGACACTGACGTTTTCCGATTTGTTGTCTGGACACATCTATACGGGCGGCACTGCTGGCACGCTAAACGTCAATTCTGTTTGGCCAAACGGTGCTGATGAAATAACAGGATTGGCTGCGCATAATGGCTTTTTGTTTATCTTCGGCAAACGCCAGATTTTGGTCTATCAAGGCGCGACAGCTCCATCGACGATGTCGCTGTACGACACAGTAATTGGTATTGGCTGCCAATGGCGCGATTCGATCCAGAGTACGAACACAGATGTCGTGTTTCTGTCGAATAGTGGTATACGGTCAATCATGCGTACCATCCAAGAAAAGTCCGCGCCGTTCCGCGACCTATCGAAAAATGTGCGCAATGACTTGATGCAGTTGGTAGCTGGCGAAGACCCTGACAATATTAAAGCGGTGTACTCTGAGGTAGACGCGTTTTATCTGTTGACGCTGCCAACTACCGGTCAAGTCTACGTGCTAGACACTCGCGCGGCAATGCAAGACGGGTCATCACGCGCTACCACTTGGACGCACATAGAGCCCACCGCGCTGTGCGCTCGTCGTAATGGCGATCTGCTGATAGGTAAAACCGGGTACATCGGTAAGTATTCTGGGTATCTCGACGATACAGAAACCTATCGTATGGCTTACTACACTAACCATGCGGATTTAGGTGATATAACCGTCACGTCTATTGTTAAGCGTATATCGATTGTCGTTATCGGTGGCTCTGACCAAGTAGTGACCATTAAGTGGGGGTACGATTTTTCTGAGAACTACTTATCAGAAAACGTCGCTATCCCTACGCAAGGTATATCGGAATACGGAATTGCCGAATATGGCGCTAACGGTGTGCCTGTCGCGCAGTACGCTGGCGGTATTACGATTCAAACTTTGACATCTCAGGCCACAGGGTCAGGCAAAGTAGTGCAAACAGGCTACGAGGCGGAAGTAAACGGTTTTGAGTTGTCCATACAAAAAATTGAAATCTTGGCCAAGCGCGGTCGGATTAGTTAAGGAGTAGTCATGTCAGACTATACAAAATCGACAGACTTTGCATCGAAAGATTCGCTGCCATCTGGTAATGCGGCGAAAATCGTCAAAGGCACTGAGATCGACACCGAGTTTAATAATATCGCGACAGCGATCGCGACTAAAGCTGATCTGGCTAGTCCATCACTGACTGGTAGTCCTACAGCACCAACGCAATCGTCTGGCGACAACTCGACCAAGTTGGCTACCACGGCGTTTGTTGCTGCGGCTATTACTACTGGTATTGCAGCAGCGTATCCAGTAGGCTCTATTTACATTAATGCTAGTAATAGTACCAACCCCGCTACATTGTTGGGTTTTGGTACTTGGACAGCTTTTGGTGCTGGCCGCGTGTTGGTTGGCCTTAACGCATCAGACGCTTCGTTCGATACTGCGGAAGAAACGGGCGGTTCTAAAGATGCAGTTGTTGTTAGCCACACGCACACAGCTACAGTAACCGATTCTGGCCATACGCACGTTGTAGGTGTGAACGCTCAAGCTGGAACAGACGGAGGAGGCGGCGCTATCACTGGCGGCACTAACAACGGTATTACTGATATCGTTAATTTTACGTCTAACTCATCGACGACAGGAATCTCTGTATCCAACAGTACGACGGGCGTTTCTGGAACTAACGGTAACTTGCAGCCGTACATAGTTGTCTACATGTGGAAGCGCACTGCATGAGTGCGATTGAAAAACAGCTCGAAGATTTTGGTGGAGGCATTACCCATCATTTTTCTGATGGACTGTATGCCAAAGAAGCATTTGTGCCCGCAGGCACTGCGATATTGAAACATACGCACGACTTTAGTCATCTGTCGATTTTGGCTAAAGGAAAAGTAGCTGTAATGGCAGATGAAGTAGTACAGGTTATTGAGGCGCCAGCTTGCATAGAGATTAAGGCTGGCGTAACACATGGGGTCAAGGCAATTACTGACTGTGTTTGGTTTTGTATCCACGCAACGGACGAGAAAGACCCTGCGAAAGTGGATGACGTTTTAATTAAGGGGTACTGACATGCCTATCGGTGGATTTATTAGCGCTGGCGCAAGTTTGCTAGGCGGATATCTTCAAGGTGAGGCCGCCAAAGATGCGGCTGAAACGTCTGCGGGCGCGCAGGTACAAGCGGCCAAAATAGCGGCTGAAGAGTCCCGCTTTAGGCCGGTCGGCATGACGACTCGTTTTGGTACGAGTCAGTTTGGTTTCGACCCCAAGACTGGGCGCCTATCAAGCGCAAGTTACGCGGTCAGTCCTGAACTTAAAGCGTATCAAGACCGATTAGCGGCGCTTTTAGGTGGTCAGCTTGGCCAAGCCGAAGCTGCCGCAGGAATGTACGCGCCACTGACAGGCGCTGCCGAGCGCATGTTTGGTTTGGGTGAGAGCTACCTAGCACAATCGCCCGAACAAGTAGCCCAGCAATATATGCAGCGTCAGATGGATTTACTGGCGCCTAGCCGTGAGCGTCAGCTGAGTGAACTCCGCAACCAAGTGTTCCAGACTGGCCGTGGTGGCTTGGCGGTCGGTGCAACTGGCGCACGCCCGTCAGGCGCTGCTGGTTTAGGTGCTGCCAGCCCTGAGATGGAAGCCTACTACAACGCACTGGCACAGCAGGACGCAGCGCTGGCAGCGCAAGCGCAGCAGGCTGGCCAACAGCAGCTGGCGTTCGGTACTGGTCTGTTCGGCACAGGCGCTGGTTTGCTGGGTCAATTCCAAGCGGGCCAAGTAGGCGCGCTGGCGCCATTCACCTCCTATCTGGGTGGTGTGAGCTCGCTGGAAAGCCTTGGTATGCAGCCGTTCGAGTTGGGCGTGAATTTAGGCGGCCGTAACGTCAACACCGCAGGCGCTCAAGCGCTACTGACCGGCGGTTTGGGTGCAGCGCAAGCGATGCAGCAGGCTAACGCGTACAGCCCGATAGGTTCTGCCTTGACTGGCCTTGGTTCTACTATGCAGCAACAGCAATACATGAACAGGCTGTTCCCCACAGCGCCAGCGCCTGTTGAAGAACGGCAGTTTAGGCCCATCGCTACTGCACCAGCGATACCGACAGCAGCCCCATCATCCAGCCCGTGGTCTGGTGGTTTTTACGCATACTAAGGAGTAGACATGGCCAGCGAAATCTTAGGTCTGTTCACGACGCCAGATCAATACAACTTAATGCAACAGCAGGCAACCGATGCCAGGGCGCTACAGTACGCCCAGCTAAACCCATTCCAGCGCGCGGAGATGAGTCTGTACCGTGGCGGCGCGGGTCTGGGCGGCGCTATCGGCGGCATATTTGGCATGCAAGACCCGCAACTGCGCATGATTAGCCAGCGCCAGCAATTGTCGCAGGGTCTGGATATGTCTAATCCAGATGCCATCATGCAGGCGGCTCAACAGGCAGCAGACCTGGGCGATATGCAGTTTGCTACTGTGTTAGCAGATTATGGGCGCAAAGCTGCATCTGAATTAGCGCTGGCGCAACAGCGTACACGCGAGGGCCGGGCAGCTGCTACCCCAAAAGAACTGCAAATAGCTCAAGCACGCGCTGAACTGTTAGACCGCCAAGCACAAATAGAGGCGCTTCCAGACTCTGAGGAAAAAGCGCGCTCTTTGGGGATTATTAAGAACACACTGGCAGGCCTTAACGCTACGGCACGTCAAGGCCAAATACCTGACTCTATAGAGATTGCGCGGGAGCTGGCGCTGGAGAAAGGTCCAGAAGGGTCTGATGCTTACACAGCTGCATTTAGAAAAGAGTTGCGTAGTTTGACAGAGAAAAAGAATGCCGATAAGCAACTAGAACAATCTAAGTTGTTAATTGAAGCTGGATACGAGCCTGGCAGTGAAGACTATAAAGCCAAAATGCGTCAGTTCGTAGAGGCGGAAATTACCGGCAAAGGTAAGGGTAAAGGTACTCAAGTTGACATTGGTGGCATACGCGTAGATACCGGAAAAGCTGGCGAAGCTGCGGGCAAGAAAGTCGGAGAAGAGCTTATCGATGTTAAAGGCAAACAAGCTGCCATCGATAGTATCCGCGATGCTAAAGCCTTACTCGGCCCCAACGGTGAAGGCGTATACGCTGG